CACTTTCGTTAACAGCTTCAGGTGCTGCAGATATAGCTTTATCAATTATGGAGATAACCTAGAATGGCATATGTTGGTACACCTATAGATACACAAAACCAATTTCAGTCTTTAGTAGGAAAAAGATTTAGTGGTGATGCTAGTACAACAGCGTTTACATTGGATGTTGCTCCTACCTCTACATTAGACATAGAAGTCTTTGTAGAAAATGTTAGACAGGACCCAAACTCTGCATATAGTTTATCAGGCACTACATTAACATTTGCTGCCGCACCTCCTAGTGGTACAAATAATATTTATGTGATACATCAAGCAAAAGCAGTAGGAACAATTAGTCCTGCAGCAGGAACTGTCAATGCAGATTCTTTTGACAACACAGTTATATCTGGACATACAGCTTTAGCCACTAAACCTGATGCTACAGATGAGTTTTTAGTTTCAGATGCAGGAACAATAAAAAGAATAGATTATTCATTACTAAGCCAAGTATCAGTAGCAGACCAATTTAGACTTACAACAAGTTTTACAGATAATGCAGAGCCGATAGCAAGTAACTTAGAAAGAGTTGATGGAGACGGTCAAGGAACAATTACTGGAAGTCAAATGTCTAACAGTTCAGGTGTATTTAGTTTTCCTTCAACTGGTATTTACTATGTTAATTTTAATGTCATGGTAGCGGTAGTAAATACTGGTCATGCAGAATCAGATGGAAATGCTCAAATTTATATAGATAGTGGAGATGGAAGTGGATTTAATTTAAGAACAGGTTCAAAATTTTCATTACACTATAATAATGGCATAAGAGAAGGTAGTTTTCATTGTTCTACATTAGTAGATGTTACAAGCACATCTGATGTTAAAGTAAGATTTCACATAAATGCAGTAACTTCAGAAGTAACTACTCGAGGTAATACAAATACAAATCAAACTTATATGACATTTATTAGACTAGGAGATACATAAAATGGATATTAACGGAAGACCCGACCATATAGAAGATTATTTAGCACAATTACATGGTGGACAATGGTTTGGATGGAGTGATTCAAAAAATAAAGTTTATGCAAACTTAGTTATTTTAGACAGTTCAAAATCAAAACCATCAGAGTCAAATTGTACTACTGGTTTAGCAGATTTACAAACAGCATATGACAATGCTAAAACAAAACAAACAACAGATGAAACTGCAGCTAAAACAAAACTTAAAAATCTTGGTTTAACTGATGACGAAATAAAAGCACTGACAGGAAAGTAAATGGCATTTGGAGAAGTTGGAACATCACTATCCAAGATAAAAGCCAATAGCTTAAATCTTGCAGGTACATTTGGATTTACAGGCACAGTCACAGGATTAGCTGATGAAACACCTTTAGTATTAATCAGCACATTTACTTCTGATGGCTCTGATGCTGATGCACAATTTACTAGTGGTATAGATTCTACATATAAAGAATATTTATTTGTCATAAATAACATTCATCCTGAATCAGATTTTAAATCTTTTATGTTCAATGCATCAGTTGATGGAGGTAGTAATTATAATGTTTCTAAAACAACAAGTTCTTTTAGAGCAATACAAAACGAAAGTGGTACAACTGCTTTTGGAAATAGAGCTTCTTCCACAGGTGCAGATGAAGATACAGGAGATATGTACATAGCGGATGGAGTAGGTAATGATAATGACCAATCAGTTTCGGGTTTGGTTAGGTTATATAATCCTAGCTCAACTACTTTTGTAAAAATCATATCTACTGAATCTCAGCATTATCAAAAAGATAATTATTCAATGCACATTTTTAATGCAGGGTATTGTAATACTACATCAGCCATTAATGCAGTTAGATTTAGATTTAATGAGGGTGAAATACAAGGCGGAACAATAGATATGTTTGGAGTAGTATAGTGGCACTTAGTAAATTAGATGCAAACTCTTTTGACCTAACAGATAATTATGCTTTTACAGGCACAACAACTGGAGTAGTATCTACACAAAAATTATTTTTAATTAAGAATATTGATGCAAGTTCTAGTAGCACAGTAGATTTTGTCAATGGTTCTAGTAGTGTGGTTTTAGACAATACTTATAAAACATATTTGTTTAGAATTATAAATGTTCACCCTAGCACTAATAGTGGAGGCTTTGCAGTAAACTTTTCAATAGATACAGGCTCAAACTATAATGTCACTAAAACAACAACAAGTTTTGTAGCACAGCATCAAGAAAGTGGTAGTGGTGGTCAACTAGGATATCAAACTGGTTATGACTTATCACAATCTACGTCAGACCAAGAAATAACACAAAATATTTATGCAACAGACGATAATTCAGGTTGTGGAAATTTATATTTGTTTAATCCTAGTAGTACAACTTTTGTAAAACATTTTGTATCAGAGACAGGAAGTATGTTTGCAAACGCTAGAGCATGGCATAATTTTGTAGCAGGATATTGCAATACAACATCTGCAATAGACGCTGTTAGATTTAAATTTGATACTGGTAATATAGATTCAGGGAGGATAGCATTATATGGCATTAAGTAAAATACAACCTGCATCTATGGACCTGACTGCTAATTATGCTTTTACAGGAACTAACTCTGTGGCAGGAATAGAGTATGCAGAAAAAAAATTATCTACACTAACAGCATCAAGTAGTAGCACATTAAGTTTTACTAGTAATATAGACAGCACTTACAATATTTATAAATTTAGGTTTATAGACATACATCCTGAAGATAGTGGAATAGAATTTGATTTTCAAGGGAGTACAGACAATACAAATTTTAACATACAAATGACGACAACTAACTTTCAAGCCAATCATACAGAAGATGGTTCTAGTTCTGCTACAGGTTATGCAAGTGGCAGAGACCAAGGTAACGGAACTAGTTTTAATGCATTAACACATGATGTAATAAATGATGCTGATAATTGTGTTGCAGGTGAGTTATTTTTATTTGACCCTAGTAGCACTACCTTTGTAAAACATTTTATTGCTAGAACTACTTATATGATTGGAGCACATACTCAACAATGCTTTACATCAGGATATTTTAACACAACATCTGCAATTACTGGTATAAGATTTCAGATGGAAACAGGAAACATAGACTCAGGTACAATAGAAATGTATGGAATAAATTAAGGAGAAACAATGCCAAGATATCATAATATAAATGGAGTTAAGGTTCAGTTCACAGCAGAAGAAGAAACTGCTCGTGATGCTGAAGAGAA